TAGTTTCGGCCATTTGTGATGCCACACGATCACCAAATTCTGCTACATATCCAGAATCAAGTGCATTGGCACGTTGTTTCAGTTGTTGGGATTCTGACTGAACTCCTTGTGCATATTGCACTGCAGCTTGTTCACGTCTTTCAGATTCTCTTAATCTTTTTGTTAACTTGTCTATTCTTGATTGAACCTTATTTCCATAATCATCCATTTCTTCTGAAGAGGCTGTACCATCAGTTTTTACAACTGTTTCAACAACGGGGGTGTCTTCTTCAGGATTAATTGTCTTTTTAGTTTCTGCAATCTCTACTTCAACTTCCGAACCAGAATCTGGTAAATCTACCATTTTTTCTTCTGCTTCAGATTGCGTCTGTATATTTGTTTCTGCAGGCATATTTTACTCCTGTTTATTTATATTGCAAGATATCCTCTGGGTCTTTTACCACAGCAATTATCTCGTCATCATTAAGTATTCTCACTTCACCACCCTCTATTCCAAAACGGGATCCGGCGTAACGACCAAATATAATCCAGTCATTTTTTTTACACCAAGGTCCATTTGAAAATCTTTTCTCATCTTTATAAGCATCTGGGCCAATCTTTAATACTAAACCTGTTACAGTTGAATACCCACGCTCTTCCATTGTTTCTTCAGTTAATAATATGCCACCTTTAGTTTTACCCTGCCCTCTAAAGGGTAATACAAGTATACGCCAACCAGTAGGTTCTGGTAAACGTTCTAAAACTTTATCAGTTGGTAAATGCTTTATATCAGCTGTGGCATCTTCCTGTAGTTTTTTAAGAAAACGGTTTTCTTTTTCTTCCGCTATTTTATTATTTTCATCAGCCTCAATCGAAAGGTCTTTTTCTTCTAGTGCGAATCTTCGTTTAGCTAGTTTAACCATTATCATCCTCTTCTTTCTGCAGGTCTTGTGTTTCCTGTTCGATTATTGTGTAAGCTTTGTGTTCGCCTACAGCTTTCATATATTCCTCAAAGCTTGGTAAACCCATTGCAATTACGTCCTTTAACTCTTGTTTGCGCGCCCTTATCTTTTTCAAGACGAGGTAAATCGCGGTTTCGTCTTTCATTAAAATTTTTATATATTAATTTATAAAAAACGCAATTATTTTTTAACTAAACTGCCACCAAAATACAATCCAATGATTGATGCCATTAGGTGTGTATCCATTGGTGTAATGACTACACCTGCAAATTGACGATCCACAAGCATTTCTTTTTGTTCAATTAAAAATAAAAATCCTCTACTAAATTCTGTCCATGTTAAAAATACTGATGTATCAAAAAACACTGGTACTATTTTAGGCCATACAATAATAAAGAATACTGCTGTTAATGCAATTACTCTTCTTGTAAATTGAAATCCTTTGTTCTCGTATCTCCTCGCTTTGTCAATAGCTTCCATTTGAAACTTTCCGCGTGCAAGAAGCATTTTTTGCTCTTCCTGTTTTGCCTTGATGCTCTGTCCCCAGATGGTCATTACTCCACCTAGTACACTTGATCCTAGCATTGTTATCATTTCTACTGGTAATCCAAACATATTATAACCTCAATAAACTAACTATACCACCACGTGCAAATTTTCTTCCACCTGATAAGTAAGCTTGATTAACTCTTTCTTGTAAATCTCCTGCTCCAGGAAAACCTCTTTGGTATACTTGTGATCCTGAACCATAGTTAATACCACGACCAGAATCACCGCCGCCGCCGCCACCGCCGCCACCGCCGTAACCACCGCCGCCACCGCCGCCTCCTCCTCCGCTAGAAGGATTGACAAAATTCAGTTCATCTATTCCCTTTTGTCCTTCAGGAATACCCATAAGATTTCCTGCTCCTCCTTGGTATCCAGTATACATACTAGATATATCAAAATCTAATAATGCTTCTTTAGCTGCAGCTGAATTCATTTCATTAGGGTTATTTATATCTACTCCTGAAGCAGTTAAAAACTCTTCTTTACTCATTTGAGGTAAACTTGGGTAAAAATTATTCATTACATCTTGAACAATATTATTTTTAATATCAGCTGTTAACCCTATAGTACGACCATGTTTATCTTTAATTTGTCCCTTAGTATATGATTCTGTTCTCCTGTTAATCGCGTTTTGAATAGTATCTTGAACCAATTTACTTGATCCAGTGCTTGCAGAGTTGGCTCCAAACCAACTTCCAAATCCAGTTTGCATGTCTGGTGTTGAAGTAGGAACTACTGCCTGATTATGTTGTTGACGATTTTTTAGCATTCTATCTAAGTCGTTAGAAATTTGATTGCTACTATCTTGACCGCCTGAATTATTTCCAGTATTCCTATGCCCCATGTTCCTATCTCTATTATTAGTAGGGCTGGAATAAACTGATCTATTTAAAGTATTATCCTCATTATAACCTGGTCTAGCCATTACCTACCTCTTGGACCAAACATTTGGAATTCTTCTTCCTCCACTTCTTCCGGCCTCATTCTTTCTAAGAGCTGATCTAATCTATAACTGTCTTGTCTATCTCTGTTACTTTGACCATAATCAAAATCTCTATTCATGATATCAAAATTATAGGGTTGATTTTCTGAGCCAGGGATTGGTAATTCACCCCTACCTTGTTGTAATATTTTTACAAAATCACTATTATATCCTGGATATGGAATTAACCCACGGTTAATTCCTCTTCCTGAAATATCCATCATGTTGGGTCTACCAGAAAGGCCATCCGATGGTGTATCTATATCTAGTATTGGGCTTATAGGGCTTTGATAGTGTTGGTCCATAATTCCTTGTTCTCTTGCTAAGTCATCAAATGGTTCAGGAATGTTCATCTCTTCATCAGTTATTGAATCTTTTCTTCCCATTAAATAATCTATCTCTGCTTGATTTAAATCATTGTAAGCTTTGTTTTTACTCATGTCCGTGTTAATCGGTTTATCTTGTGGGTAAATTACAGGTCCTGCAATATCTGCCATATTAGGTCTGAACGTTTCTTGAGCATAATTTTCTAAAACTTCTCCATTTCTATCTTCTTCCGATAATCCTCCTAAAATTCCTTCGCCCATACCCATGGCTTCTTTAAATCTATCCATGTCAAATCTAGGTTGGCCTTCGCCAAATAAATCTTGTGAGTAAGAAGGAAGTCCTTCTCTGTTTAAATATTCTCCTTCTGGATCAATTTGACTTAATCCGTAATTAATTCTTGCTGTAAGATCCGCATTTCTTCTATATGAATTTGCCGCATCTAAATATTCTTGTTTCTGTCTGGGATCATCTGTATATCCGGCGAGCTTCATAAACTTATCCACCTTTTCTTGTGAACCAGGAGACATTACAGATTTTCTAACCTTCTCTGGAATTTTACCATGTAACCAATTGCCACCAAAATAATCTCTATTTTGTTTGCTCATTTCCCAATTACGGGCAACGTGGTCAATAGCCATCATACTAGGAAGCTTACCAAAAATATCTCGGCCATAATCTACACCTTTTTGTATAGTATTTGTAATTGGATTATTCCCTACAATACTATTTACATCTTTTGCCATTTGACCTGTATTACTGCCAAAATCTCTAACTCCTTGAACAAATCTATTTGATTCTCTACGTTGATTTCTTTTTGTTGGAGAATAGCTCGCGGATTGACCACGAGCTATTTCTCTTGCATTAGCTGCCTCTTCGTATCTCGAAACCATTTAGATTCCTACTACTGATTTTAAAATTACAATTACAACTAGGGCAACGATACCGGCTTTAATCCAGTCTTTCATTCCCCAGTCCGACCACTCTTTCAAGTGAGCCCATAAATCTTTTAGTAACTTCATATTACCTCCTATTTGCTTTTTTTAAGGCCACCCTTACGATAACCTTTTACTTTTCCACCTTTCTTCATCGTTAATTTTTGTCCTGTAGATCGTGCATGCTTTTGTGCTTGCGCGTGACCTGCAGAAGTATATGGAAATTTTTTAGTTCCTACTTTTGGCATTTTCTCTCCTAGTGTAATGTTGGTTTTTCAACCGGTTTAAACATTCGTATAACTTCTTCTTGAAAATTAAAACTCTCAGCTACCGCTATAAACATTTGTTGTGTTTGTGAGGGTCCTAACGCTCTTTCATACATATTTCTTGTAACAGCCATTAAAGCACCACATACCTGTAAGTAATCTTTTTCCGATCTTATTTCACTAAGCGCTAATTCTTCTACTTTTTGCATCACAGTGCTAAGTTTTTCCATTAGTTTTTCTGGATCCGTTACCATTACTCCTCGCTCTTGAAACCCTTTCGGCTGTTTGATTTTTCATAGCATCCCTTGTGTTCGCCATGTTTTCTTTAAGAAGTGCCATTGCCTCTGTTGAATCTTCTTTATTAACATCTGCAGAAACTTTCATCAAGTTAATACTTGTATCGGCTTCTAGCTTATCTCTTTCAAGATCCATCTTTTCACCTTCTACCATCATATCTTTTTGTAGTTGCATCTGCGTTTGCATTGCTTTTAGATCAATTTCTTGTTGTTTAAGTTTAACAAGTGGATCTTGTGCTTCTCTGCTTATTCTAGCTTCTTCATCAGCAGCTAATTGTTTAATCATTTGTGCTTCCATTTTTGCTTGTTCGGATGCTTGTTGATTTACCAATTGATCTTGTTGCTGTTGTAATTGCTGCGTCGCTTGAGGATTTTGTTGTGCCTGTTGCATTGCTTGTTGTAACTGTTCAAATTGGGGTTTAAATTTTTCTTGCACTTTTTCCCCTGCAACTAAAGCGATATGCTCACACACGTGTGCTTGTAGCATTGCGTATAATTGAGGATTAATTTGAACCATACGCGTAAACATAAATTCAGCATGCGCCTCCATATGTGCCATATGATCTTGCATTGGGAATGATTTAGGTTTTTGTCCACTCATGGCTCCAGCATTTTCCATTGAGGGGCTCATAGGTTCTGGCATTTCTGCATCTGGTTTTAATATTGCTTCAACATTATCAACTCCCATTGCATCATACATTCTTCTATAGGCTTCACGTAAATTATGTAATTGAGGATTAGATTGAGCTAATTGTAGTTGTTGTTGTGCTAATGTTACACGTTGTGCCATTGAGAATATATTAGGATCAGATACAGGAATAACATCTACTCTATCATCAAAATCCGTTTGTTTAATCATTTGGCTTCCACCAACAACCATGTAAGGATATTGTGGTGGAAGATAAATTTGGAATACTTTTGCAAGTAATTTAAATTCCATTTTCTGTGCGTAGTGTAATCTTTTATGTATTGCACTCATCACTTTTGTTCCACGCTCTATTAACGCTAGCGTAGTTCCAACAGGATTTTGTTCATTACCTTCACCCATTTTCATATCGGCTATTGCAGCAAAAGATTTTCCTGCATCAACAGCATAACCTAATAGTTGAAATAATACGCCTGATGGTTCTTTGTATGGAAGCATCATTAGTGATTCTTTTATTGATTGTCCTGTTACATCTACATCACGAAACTCACCTGGTTGTAGGGGTTCGTCATGGTCACGTATACGCATACCACGTGCCTTAAAACCTGCTGGTAAGTTAGCAAGAGTACCTGCATCAATTAATTGTCGCAAAGCACTTGTTGCAGTTCTTGATAACCCACCAAGCATGTGTATTAGACCGAAGCCGTAAAAGCCTAGGCCTGGGAGGAACTTGTAGTGTACAAAGTAGCGATTCTTCATAAAGTTTGGATCACCTTCTTTATAGTTTCTTTTTATTGATAAAATCTCTTGTGAGTATTGATCAATGGAAACAATGTAAGGAAGTTTAACACCAGTTTCATCTTCAAAACCTGGTACGTCTGCATTAATATGCATCTCTAATATTATGTGTTCTTCATCGCCGGATGCATAATTTTTCTCTGACCCATGTAGTTCATCTACTTTATCTACAATATCATTTGATTCAACTTCGCCAGTTGCTAATTCTATATCACGGTAAAATCCTTGTAATTGTTGTTTACGAACATCATTGCCACTAGTTTTAATAATATGTGTTACACGATCAGCACTTTCTAGGTCTGTTGCCATGTAATTAATAACAAGATCTTCACCCGCAACAAATTTAGAACACGCACGTTTCATTAATCCGTCATAATAAACTTTTTTAAAGGCAGAGCCACATAGTGGTAGATAGAATAATAATTGATCCATATCGGGATCATATTCCTGCATTACCTCTGTTATTTGGTAATTCATAAATTCTTGGACACGTTTCGCCTGATCTTCTACTTCAGGTGAGGGTAGTCCTACAACTTGAGTCCGTACGGGGCCGCTTGGGGGGAGAAGTTCCTTATACGCTTGGGCTTGAAACTGTGTTACAGATTCAGCTAATAAGGGGTGTACGACCCCGGACGCTCCTTCGAATGGTTGTGTGCGGTTTTCATATTTGAAACCCAGCATATCAAGGCCTTTGACATAGGTATCTTCCCAGTCTTTCCTTGAATCACGATCCGATTCGAATTCTGCTAGTAGATCACTCGCGAATCTACTTAATTCATTTTCCTCTATATATTCTGCTAAATTAGCGTCATGTGGTACTTGTGATAAATCAATTGGAGCATCTGGATCTGTGTTAATTTCTGCACCACCATCTTCTAGTAATTCTACATCCGGTTCAAAATTAACATTAACTTGATCTAATTGTATTTCTTCACCAGTTGGTTCTATATCTAATGCACCTGTTAGTGCTTCTAGTGCTTTATCTATGTTATTTTTATCTTCAGCCATTTACAGCTATTCCCCCTCTTTGATATGCCGGTAAACCGCGTGCAATTTTTGCTGCAGCTTCTGGATTATCTTTCAATAAAATCATTGGAATCTCCCATCCCCTATTTTGATCATCTATTATAGATGTTTTTAAATATTTTGCACCACTTTTTTTCGCTGCTTTTTTCATGGCTCCTTCTGCCATTGGTCCGTATGCGGCGATATTTCCACCGAAGTCTCTACTTCCTGGTCTTAAATTTCTATTCTTAATAGCGCTACTAGATATAGATATACCATCATATCCACCTTCTTGCGCTGCACGTAATGCATATTTCATAACAAATTCATTGTAATCTTCTGTTTTAGCGTACGGTCCTTGAGGCATACCACTATGATCGCCTTCTTGCGCTTTAGCTCGTTTATCCGCAATAATTTTTCTTATCTTAGCACGTTCACGGTTTAATCTTGCAATTCTAGTTGCCATTTGTGGTGTTTGAGGCTGTGCTAATAATTCTTCTATTTTAGACTGGATGAGTAGCATCTGTTGTTCATTAACATTATCTACTTCTTTTACTACATCACCACGCGGTGCATATTTACTTTGCTTTATCATATCTCGGTAATCTTCTTTTTTCTAGTACCCATTTTTTCGTATGCTTGCTCTGGAGTCACACCTTGCCTTTCAAATTCCGCATTTTGTTTTTTAAGAGCTCTTTGCTGCATATTAATTTTTTGGTGCATATCTGATTGTACTTCTTCTATGTGTAATAATCTTCTTCCAAACTCATCTGTTCTATCGGATGTACGCATGTGTACAAATCCACCCATTCTATCACTTTCATCTAAATTAAAATCATGTGCGTATTTATATTCTGGTTCTATTGCACGCGGTGATCCTGCAGGTTGTTTATAACTAAATAAAAACTCACGGTAATTTTCACCACCACCTAGTGTTTGTGTACCTTCGTGTGCTGGATTTCTCTTGTATTTTCTAAAACCAGCGGCTCTTGTGCCAGCAACTTGCTGCATACTTTGAAGTGGTGCTTTTAATTCAAAAGGAAATTTTTGTGGAAATCCTTCTGTCATAACATTCTTAATACCAAAGTTTGTCTCCACTAAATCATCTACCTTTTTAATGGCACCTTGTATCTCATCTACTTTTCCGCCTTCCATTGCCTTATTAAATGAATCTAAATTGTTTTTAAGTCCTCCTAGTGTATTCCTAACTGGTCCTGGTCTAAATCCTTGTAAATCTATTTTTTGTAATTTTCTTTCTAGAGATCTTAAATCTTTTGTGCCGTGTTCCCCTAGTACGGTTACATCGAGTTGTGGTGCTAATGTATTATCAAAGTCTTTTACTAGTTGTTCTTTAGCCATTGGTTTTTTAGAATTTCTCGATAAGAATGTTGATAGTGATGTATCGTTTAATTCCATATCCTTAATAGGATTAAAATTTCTCGTAGGACGTTTTAAATAGTCCAGCCACTGTTGTCCTGTCATTGTTTCCATAGGTGAGTCTATAATTTTCTCACGTGATGCCCAAAACATTGCACCTGGTTGTTCCGGCGGTATTTCTTTACCCACCATGCCAAGATCCACTTCCGGTGCACCTTTACTCACACCTTCTGCTGTCTTAGGTGGACGTGCACCAAATATTTTAAAGGTTGATGCATCTTGTGTTCTTAATTCTGAAAGAGCTTTTAAGGAAGCTTGTGCTTCGCTAAGAGTTTTATACTCCATATCTATTGTTCTTACACCACTTTCATCTGCTATTATATAAGGTCCTTTTGGTGGTGTGTACAGATCAGTCCTAACTCTAGCTAAATCTGGACCTGCTATTCTAGGTTTAAAGTTTGTTAGTTTGCCTAGTACCTTTGGTGCGAATTTTTTGACTAGTCCACCTCCGACGAAGCTTTGGGGATTAGCACGGATCATTGCCACTGCATCGTCGACGCTGAATTTTTCTGCCATGCCACCTTTATTCATGCCACTTTGATTATAAAAACCCATTACTTTATTATAGTAATCTTTATCTTTTTGATCACCATATCTTGTTATTGCTTCATAAAGAGCATCTTGACCATGAACCTTTGAATCTGGGTTTGCTTTAAATTCGTTATACATTCCTTTTAAAAAATCTGTAGCATACTGCCTTTGTAATGCCTCATCCTTCCATGTGTTCTCAAAGTCTTTCCATCTTTTTACACCAAACCCTGTGCCTGCTAATCTATCATGTTGATAGTTAGAGTTATCATCACGTTGCATTGGTAACCCACCTTCAAAATTTTCTCTTAAAAGTCCATATGTCCCGTAAGCTCCTTCATCACTTTTGTATAAATGTCTTGGCCCTAAATTATTAGCTTTCATGTAAGCAGGATTAGTTTCGACCATACCAATAGCATCCATCATTTTATTCCAATCATATCCACCACCAACTTCAGGTTTAATTCTAGGTTGTATATTACTTATATTATTACTAGGCATAGGTGGTTTAGGCCTAGGACGTATAGTACTTGGTTTATCAAAATAACCCCTTTCTTGAAGCGCTCTTGCTCCTGCAGGGCTTCTTCCACCTGCATCCATTCTAGATGTTACACTACCACCATGTCTATATCCATGTATATTTCCACCTCTAAATTGTGATTCCCAGTCCATTTCCATCATTTCCTGTTTTGCTATTTTTTTCTTTATCAGCTCTTGCGCTTTTGCTTTTGTGTTAAATATATTACCAGAAGGTGAGAAAGAATCAATGAAACTTTCAAATAGGTCTGAATAACTACCATCTTCGGGTGTAGAAGCAAAGTCTTTCATTTTATTACTTCCATCTCCTTTCATTATCCCCATTTTCTTTTCAAACTCCTGCATCTGCGTTGGTGTTGTTACATCCCACGTAAGTGGATCATCTTTGGCGTAATCATCGGGAGAAGTCATGTGATAATTTTCATCTACTATTTCGACTGTCCCTGTTTTCTTATCCATGTAGATATGTTGGTTATTTGCGAAGTCATCACGAATATCAAACTCTATATCTATGTTACCCTTTTTATCTTTAAAAACATTTACAGGAACTTTATATCCATCTGAGTTTGTAACCTCAAAAGGTGTCATTTTCCCACGGTAATCATCTGCTGTGCCACCAAGTGTTTTAATTTTTGTTCCATTAGCCATGGTGTGTTCCATAATATAACCTTTTCCACTGCCTAATTGATCAAATACACCCATCATGGATTTAATCCAGGGTGGTGCAAAACGTGCTGCTGCTTTGCTCGCTGCTTTTGGTGCTAGTGCTGCTAAAGTTTTTGTAGGCAACGCTGTGTATGCAGCTGTTGCACCAGCTTGTTTTAAAAATTTTCTTCGTGATTGATTGAACGCTGTGCTCTTTAAAAGTTTTTCTATTCCTTTCTTGATCAGTCCGCCTCCGGCGTAGCCGTTTACCATTCCGCCTTCATTAAAACCAATATCTTTCCAACCACCCATAGGATAATATCCTTCAGATAAATAATCTTCTATGTCTACACCAAATTCTTGTTTAATTTTATCTCGATTTAAATAAAATTTAAGTAACTCTTCATCGGTTAACATTTCATCACGGTTAACAAGAGTAGTTCTAATATTTTGATCCATCATGTCTTTATCTATTTTTGCTAAATCTTTTTTATTGGATAATAAAGATTTTAAACCTTCTGATTCTAAATTTCCTTGAGTTTTTAAATTTATATTAGGATCTAAAAATTGTGTTTTACCAATTTCTCCTCCAGAAAAAGGCATCGTATCTGATATTCCTTCTGGATTAAGTGTTGCAACATCATGTGCTAAATCCTGTCCTTTTGGTTGTGCTTTACGGGTAAGTAAATAATTTTCATATTCAGGTTGTAATTTAAAATATTTACTACTTCTTGGGTTTAAAAAATCTTGTCGTCTTAAAAAATCTAAAAAGTTTTCTGCATCTTGTGAATGAATACCAGTTCTAAAACCTTTTCTTGATCTCCACAATTCTGCTATATATTGTCCAGCTACTGTATCACTACCAAGCTTTATTTCTCCAGGTACCTTTTTAACCGGACCTATGTAATTAGGTAAAAGTTTTCTTACATATGCTTCTGCTTGGTTACTATTTAAATCTTGTGCATATTTTGGTCTAACTAAAGCAGAATGTCCTTGATAACCAAAAGAAGGTCTTGCAGGGCTTTTATTACGTAATGTTCGTATTAATCTATTTGTTTTAGTAGAACCTATATTTTCAAAAGGAAATGCAGAATCCTTATCCCAGTTTTTTTGCATTCTTTGTAACATTGGGTTAGTAGAAGGGTTGCCAAATGGTCCTCCACCTTCTGGGTGTCTTGGAAACAACGGTAATCCAGTTTTATTTTTCTTCTGCAATTGCGTCATACGGTTCCACGCATCTAGTATAACATTTCGTCTTCTATCTTTTAAAGTTCTAGGCTTCGCATAATTTTGTGGGTAACTTGTTCCAGACCTAAGTCTTTCTGCACGTGAGGTGTCTTGGTTATTTAATAATTTACGTTTTTTTGAATTTTTTTTAAAAGAAGACCAAATATTAGGATCAATTTCATCCACGGATTTTTTAAATGCCGTGAATTGTACTGCGTCTGATTTTTTATATAAATCAGAAAAATTTTCTAAAGATTTTTTAAATTCTTTTTCACCTACACCACTTTTATAAGAAGGTGCTCCTTTTGCACCCATGCGTGACTTAGTATCTATTTTTGAGGCAGCATTTTTGACGTTCCTAACATCCTTAACGACACTTTTTAATGCTTTATTAAATAAAGTCCTGGCTAATGCTGCACCCATTATAGTCCTTGATCTTTTCTAGCTTTCTCGTCTTGCGTCATTTGGAATAGGCCCTCTAGACCTTGAAAACCAAAAGGTGGTACAAAAGTTCTAAGTAAGGCTTCTCCATACTTTCCTCCTAGTTGTCCTGGGCTAATGGCCGTTAAAGCTTTAGCCATTTTAGGGGATTTTTTTGCTCCTTGTTTTATAAGACCTGGTAAGCCCCCCATAATAGGCATCTCCAGAATTTCATCCAAACCGTGTAAGAACCCTGCATCTTCATTAGAGTAATCTATAACTTTACGATCCCTAAAATTTCCAAGAAAATCAACTAAAGGATCAAAGGCTCCAAATTCAAAATTTTCACCATATGGTACTTGATTAGGAACAAAAATACCTTGTTCATCAAGTTCAGGTATTAGTCCATATTTATCCAACATTTGTGATTCATAATTTTTTTGTGCTAATGCATCTATTTCGCTTCCGTATTCTCCACCCATTAAAGAAGAGTATTTAGAACTCCATTTATCATAATCCTTTTTATAATCTGTTTCCCATTCATCGAAACTTCTATCTCCTTGCGGATTATTTTTTACCCAAGTATTGGGGTCTACAGAACCGTAAATTTTATTTACTTCTTTTTCTATTTTATCTTCACCCGCAGTTGTTACAATTCCCTTTTTTGCATTTTTCCATTCGTCAGCAAAAACATCTTCAGAGAGGCTAGGATCTAATAAAGGGTTCTCATTGTATCCTGGCATAAGATCCATGCCAGTTAATCCTTTAGACATTTGATCAAGATAATATCCTGTTGCGCCTATGCCAGCGTGTTTTTTATCAAAGTGTATTCCGAAAGGATTGGCTATGCTCATTTCATCATCCACGTCTAATCCGAAAAGACCTCTTGGTAATGTACGCGCACTTTCGTGTACAAGTTGTGCTGCGTTTCCTAATGCATTAATTGGAACTTTTGCAAAATCTAATGCTTGCTGTAAATAATCACGTTTAGTTTCACCTGTATTAATTGGTCCTACTGGAGATGAATATGATTCATTCCATCTTTTAAAAGATTCAGGAACTGTTTTTGTTCCCCAATTAACAATTGTTTTATTTATTGGATCTAAATAATCTCTAGCGTTTGGAAAAATGTCTCCAACAAGATTCATTGTTGGGCTGATATAACTTCCTTGATTTTTATTATTTCCTTGGTTGTATAATTCTACACCAGCTCTATTGGGTTTTTCTTTTCTTTCAAAGAAACTTCCAATACCTTCAAATAATTTTTCTATTCCTCTTCCGGTGCGAGTGCTAGATTCTCTTCCAGGTGTTTTTCTGCCCTCGTTATATTGTTCTATACCCATTAATAGTATTCTCTCCCCATGCCAGTTTTGACATTATCCTCATCTTCATAATCATCTTTTAACCCAACAAAATATCCTTGTCTATATTTCATTAGTGCTTGCGTGGTTGAATCCACGTAGTCATCATTATCACCGAA